TAAACAATCTTCTGAATTGCCTACTGAACAACACACAATCCCACAATTAGATGGTGCTTGTGGTTTTGAGTGTATGACCTCAATTTTAGATAATATGAATTATTATTTAAAATATATTGACGGAACAACAAACACAACAACCTATATTCTAGATAAAAAACAACAATCAAAAGTTGCATAATTAAAACGATCAACGACCCACGCCACAAGCGTGGGTTGTGTCGATTTTCGACACCTTAAAAGTATGCCGTAGGCATACTATTTATATTAGATATTAAGAGTGCGTAGCACATTATTAATTGATAGAGGTACCAAAGCAATTAGAACAGAGAAATAAAAAAGAAAAGATAACAACCCTAAAAGCAAAAGGATGTTCTATATATTAGTATATATTGTTTGATTTAGAGATAGATATGGTCTAATTTCGTTTTCATATATATTGCAAGTTGTAAAAAATATTACAAAATTTTTTTTCAAAAGGGGTTATGAAAAAGAACCGAAAAGGATGCTACAACGAAAAGATCGCCATCTGTTATTTAATGGCTAAAGGTTTAGATGTGTTTGATTCCTGTCAAACGAACGGTACAGTAGATTTAATAACCTTCAATCCAGACACCGGTGATGTTCAATGTTGGGAAGTAAAGACAGAAAACTTTAGATTGAGTGGAAATAAAAAAGGATTTCCTATTTCTAGAGGGTTGCGAAATAAGAAATTTAAATCTATAATAAACCTATTGTATGTGCACAACGGCGAATGCCGCGAAGGTAAAAGAAAATGAACGAAGAGTTAATTAATAACCTACCACCTGATGCGAAAAAAGAATTTATAAAATACGCATTAAAACTATCTGAAAAGAAAACCAAATCCAAGGTCCACGATTCGTTTCTAGATTTCGTGAAACACGTATGGCCAGAGTTTATCGAGGGCAAACATCACAAAGAAATTGCTGACAAATTTAATAAACTCGCACAGGGTAAAATTAAAAGACTAATTATAAATATGCCACCCAGACACACCAAGTCAGAGTTTGCATCTTTTCTTTTACCGTCATGGATGGTTGGTCGAAGACCTGACTTAAAAATTATTCAAACAACACACACCACCGAACTTGCAATAAGGTTTGGTCGTAAAGCTAAAACATTAATCGATTCGCCTGAATACCAATCCGTGTTTAAGACAAGACTACGAGAGGACAGTCAAGCAGCGGGTAAATGGGAAACCGAACAAGGTGGTGAATACTATGCAGCGGGTGTTGGATCTGCAATCACGGGTCGTGGAGCGGATCTACTTATTATTGATGATCCACATAGTGAGCAAGACGCATTAAATGTATCAGCTCTTGAGCGTGCTTATGAATGGTACACATCTGGTCCTCGACAACGTTTACAGCCTGGTGGAGCAATTGTACTTGTAATGACGAGATGGAATATGAAAGATCTAACAGGTGCATTATTAAAATCTCAAAAAGAATTAAAATCAGATCAGTGGGAGATCATAGAGTTTCCAGCGATTCTTCCAAGTAATAAACCTGTCTGGCCAGAGTATTGGAAACTAAAAGAATTAGAATCGGTCAAAGCATCGTTGAGCGTGGGTAAGTGGAACGCACAGTGGATGCAGAACCCAACAGCTGAAGAAGGTAGTTTAATTAAACGGGAATGGTGGAACGTGTGGGAGAAAGGTTATATTCCTCCACTTGAGCATATTATTCAAAGTTATGATACAGCTTTTCTTAAAAAGGAATCTGCCGATTATTCTGCTATTACTACGTGGGGAGTATTTTACCCAACTCAAGATTCGCCTGCTAATTTAATTCTGCTCGATGCTTTAAAAGAACGATTAGAGTTTCCAGAATTAAGGAAGAGAGCTTTAGAACAATACAAGTATTGGAACCCTGAAACAGTTATTATAGAAGGTAAGGCTTCTGGAATGCCTTTGACTTATGAGTTGCGAAAAATGGGGATACCTGTTATAAACTTCACTCCTAGTAAAGGAAACGACAAACATGCTAGGGTGAACTCTGTTGCCCCTCTCTTCGAGAGTGGTTTAATTTGGGCACCTGAAGACAAGTTTGCTGAAGAGGTTATAGAAGAATGTGCATCATTTCCTTATGGAGATAACGATGATTTGGTGGACAGTACAACACAAGCGGTAATGAGATTCCGTCAGGGAGGATTTATATCTCACCCTGAAGATGAAAAAGAAGATTCATTACCAGCAATAGAGAGAACGTATTATTAATGGCACAAGACTTTTCAAATTATATCAATACCTACAAAGGCAGTTCAGTATTACAAAATCAATTTCCAAATATGAATGACTATTTGGCGTTGTTTGGTTATAACCAAGGAACAACTCCTTCATCAGCTACAACTTCTACAACACCATCTACACCTTCAACTTCATCAGGTGTTCAAGGAATTATAAATCAAAACATAAATCAATATCAAAGTGGTGGTGGAGGAGGAGGTGGTATTCCTATGGTCGGAAGTGATGGTCGTATTGCAGATTTTAATGAATCAATTACTGCAAGACAAAATAGATTAAATAACCCAGATATTGTTCAATCTTTTATAAGCGATAATTTAGGAAAAATAGGAATTAACACACAAAATTCCTATAATGAAATGTTATCAAGAGGAATGTTAGGAGCTAAAGATACAAGAGCAACTTCTGGTATTCCATTTGGAATTTCTGGAATGATAGCAAAAGCAATGCCAGATAATTATTATGACAAGATGACTTTAGGTGATCAAATATTAACTCAATCTTATATGGGATATACAGATCCAAATACTAATATGGCTAACAAAGATCCTTTTGGTATTAATGTTAGATCTGGTTTTGGAAATTATAGTGAGTATGCAACTAAAACAGTTGATAAATTAAATGATGCACTTGTGGCTAGTGCAAAGAAAAAAGGTTTATCATTTGATCCAGTTACAGGAGAAGTTACAGGTGAACAAAGTGTTATAGACGCATGGAATGAATTAACTAAAGGTCTTCAAACAAGACGTGGCTATTATACAAATGTAACTAATAAGAAAAAAGATATTACAGCAGATCTTGCACTAATTCAAAAAGCAAAAGAAGAAGAAAAAAAACAAGCAGATGCAAAAGCTAGAGCTGATTTAAAAACTGCTAATCAAGGAATTATAAATGCAGGTAACGCCGCTCCTCCTGGAGGAGGAAGAGGCGAAGGTGGAGGTGCTGCAAATATGGGTGGTGGTTCAAGACAAGCAAAATCATCAGGCTCAACTAAATCAGGTAGAACTGATGGCGGTTGGGGATGGAAAGACGGCGGTCGAGTAGGATTTAAAAAAGGTGGACTTGCAACAATGTTTAAATTAAAAGGATAATCATGGCAGAAATAGATGACGCTTTACCGAATCAATCAGTAAGCGACGAAGAATTCAAAGAAACAGAAGTAACTGAAGTAGAAACACCTAACGAAGATATTATCGAAGCATCAGAAGATGTAGAAGTAACAATGGATGATGATGGTGGAGCTGAAGTATCTTTTGATCCAAATGCAGTTGACCCATCAATGGATCAAGATCATTTTGCAAATTTAGCTGAATCACTAGGTGAAGAAGTTTTATCTCCATTAGGAAATAAACTTTACGATCAATACACCGAGTACAAAGAATCTAGAGGAGATTGGGAACAATCTTATAGAGAAGGTTTAGAACTATTAGGATTTAAATATGAAAGACGAACAGAACCTTTCAGAGGTGCATCAGGTGTTAATCACCCAGTATTAGCAGAAGCAGTCACTCAATTTCAAGCACAAGCTTATAAAGAATTATTACCTGCAGAAGGTCCGGTTAGAACTCAAGTTTTAGGAGCAATCACTCCAGAGAAACAAGATCAATCACACCGTGTTAAAGATTTTATGAATTATCAAATAATGGATCAGATGAAAGAATATGAACCAGAGTTTGATCAAATGCTTTTCTATCTACCCCTCTCCGGTTCTACCTTTAAGAAAGTCTACTATGATGATCTATTAGGTAGAGCCGTTTCAAAATTTGTACCGGCAGATGATTTGATTGTACCCTATTCTGCAAACTCATTAGATGATGCAGAAGCAGTTATTCATGTAATTAAAATTTCTGAAAACGAATTAAGAAAACAACAAGTAGCAGGATTTTATAGAGACATTGAATTAGGAGATCCTCCTGTAACTGAAAATCAATTACAAGATAAAAAATTAGAACTAGAAGGAATTTCTAAAGATGGTCAAGAAGATCAATACACACTTTACGAAATACATACTAATTTAGATTTAGAAGATTATGAAGACATGGGACCTGATGGTGAACCAACAGGAATTAAACTTCCGTATGTAATTACAATCGCCGAAGCTAATCAAAAAATTTTATCAATCAGAAGAAACTATGCTGAAGGTGATAAGATGATGAAAAAAATTCAATACTTTGTACAGTTTAAATTTTTACCAGGTACAGGTTTTTATGGCTTTGGTTTAATTCATATGATCGGTGGTTTAACTAGAACAGCAACAGCTGCGTTAAGACAACTTCTTGATGCTGGAACTTTAGCAAACTTACCTGCAGGATTTAAATCCCGTGGTATTAGAATTAGAGATGATGCACAACCTTTACAACCTGGTGAGTTTAGAGATGTCGACGCTCCAGGAGGCAACATCAAAGATCAGTTTATGACTTTACCTTTCAAAGGACCCGATGCAACTCTACTTCAGTTAATGGGAATTGTCGTATCAGCTGGTCAACGATTCGCGGCTATCGCAGATATGCAAGTGGGTGATATGAACCAACAAGCAGCCGTCGGTACGACTGTAGCATTATTGGAACGTGGATCGAGAGTAATGTCAGCCATACACAAAAGATTGTATGTAGGTTTAAAACAAGAATTCAAATTATTAGCAAATGTATTTAAAACATACTTACCACCGGTGTATCCATATGATGTACCAGGGGCTACAAGAAATGTTAAGGTTCAAGACTTCGATGATAGAATAGATATTCTACCCGTTGCAGATCCAAATATATTTTCTCAAACACAAAGAATTTCGATGGCGCAATCACAACTTCAGTTAGCGCAATCGAATCCTCAAATACATGATCTATACCAAGCGTATAGGTCTATGTATGAAGCATTAGGAGTAAAAAATATTGCAGCTATTTTACCTCCTCCTGCACAACCACAACCTGTAGATCCAAGTATGGAAGAAATTGCAGCGATGAGTATGAAACCTTTTCAAGCATTTCCAGGACAAGATCACAAAGCACACATTGATTCACATTTAAATTTTATGAAATCAAACACAGTACAAAACAATCCTGCGGTAATGGGTGCATTACAAAAAAATATATTGGAAAGAATTTCTCTAATGTCTCAAGAACAAATTCAATTAGAGTTTAAAGAAGAACTAATGCAGGCACAACAAATTCAAATGGCGTTAAAACAAAACCCTAACAATCCACAAATGGTTCAAGAAGCTCAAAGACTTGCACAAGTTATGAATGCTAGAAAAGCTGTGTTGATTGCAGAGTTAACTAAAGATTATATGGATGAAGAACAAAAAGTTATTAATGAATTTGGTGGAGATCCATTGATTAAATTGAAATCTAGAGAACTTGACCTAAAAGCAAGACAAAATGAGGCAAGAAAAGCTTTTGATGAAGGTAGAATTAGCTTGGATACTATGAAAGCTATGATGAACCAACAAAATACAGAAGAAAAACTAGAGCAAAACGAAGATTTAGCAGAATTACGTGCTGAAACTTCGCTAACTAAAACAGTTCTATCGAATCAAAACAGTATTAGACGACAACAAATGTCTGATGCTAGTAAGATTCACGATTTCGGTAGAAATTTCGACAAAAATTAACTATAATAAAATCATTAAGGAGAAACTTATGGACAAAAATTGGATGAGAGGCCAGACTTATACTAAAGCACCTAAAATTGAAAAAGAATTAGGTGTTGGTAAAGATGGCTATCAAACAGGCGGCGTTACTATCGAAGCTACTGACCCTAACGAAACACAAACTGTAGATGTTAGAGGAACTAGAGCTATGAGAGCTGATAAAAAACCTGTTAAAGCTAAATGGTACTAGTCAATGTGGTTATCGGCAATTAAATTAGCCGTTTCCGCTGGTAGTAAGATTTATGCTAACAAGCAGAGAACGAAGATGGCAATGTCAGACGCACAGCTTATGCATGCTTCTCGTATGGCCGAAGGTAAGGAAGCTTACCAAGGAAAATTATTAGAAGCCCGTCAGTCAGACTGGAAGGACGAGGCAGTTTTGATAATTCTCTCGGCGCCAATAGCAATTCTGGCTTGGGCGGTCGTAAGCGACGATCCAGGAGCAATGGACAAAGTAAATATATTCTTTGAACATTTTGCGGCACTTCCTGGATGGTTCACAAATTTGTGGATCCTTGTAGTTGCCAGCATATATGGTATAAAGGGTACTCAAATTTTTAGAAACGGAGGAAAAAAATGAGACAAAACGGAGTAAGATCAAATGTCAGATTTCCATACGGAAGTTCAGGCACAAAAAAACAAGGCGCTAATGATAGACTAGATGAATCTATCGGATCGTGACTGGGAAAA